GAGAGCAAACATAACCTCGGTGACCAGCTATCCAAACATCACTATTAGCAATCCACTCGGTACATTTATCTCAGGTATTCCAGTAAATACTCGCGATACAAATGGCAATATCCTAGGCTCGGCAAACGTACTCTCATACTTCACCACTCCTAACCAGTTGACCGAGTACGTCATCTCCCCGACAGTTAATATTTTAGGAGACGGAGCGAACGCTCTAGCTTATGCGACCGTCGATACCTCAAATACTTCTACCGGAGCTCTCACAGCGGTGACAGTTCTAAATCCTGGAAGTGGTTACACATACGCAAACATAACCATCACCTCAAATAGCTTCTATGGAAATGGCGCGAGTGTCTATGGCGTTGTCTCTCCGGTGACTGGTCACGGTTCGGAACCTTACTCCGAGCTCGGCGCTAGATATGCCGGCATCACGATGACTTTTGCAAATGGTCTCAATGAAGGCTATAAGTTCCCAGTATATGGGACTTATCGCAGAATCGGTATAATCAAGAATCCAGTGTATAACAACATTACCGTGAACTTAGGTAGCTTTGATCGCGCTAGACTCTCGATCAATACAGTTAGTGGCTCCGGGTTCAGCACAAACGAGTATATCCTACAGGCAAACTCAGGTGCCGTTGGTAAAATTGTCTATGCAAACAGCAGCTACATTGAAATCAAAGAAGTTCAGGGAACATTCTCAGCTAACCTTAAGTTCGCCAACGGCGCTTCATCTAATGATAATATCTTAGGTCTAACTTCTAGAACTACCGCAAACGTCGCAACTTCAAACGTCGTCTACTTTACAAAGGGGAATGCCGTTGAGACCGTAAGCGAAATTACCAGTGGAGCAAATGCAACCATCGTAGCGACTAACAGCAACACTCAGCTGCTGCTAGCCAATGTCTATGGCAAGTTTGCAGTAGGTGATACTCTCTATGATCCAGTTACAAATGCCTATGCAAACGTCACTTCAATATTGATTGCAAACGGCACGATCGATGTCAGCAACACCTTTGGTACTAACTTCAACCAGACTCTTAGATTCCCGCTAACATCTAACTCAGCGCCTTTCCAGCAGTTTGAGAGAGTAACTCAAGCCTACTCAAACGCTACCGGCATGATCATCAGCAATAACAATGAGCAAGATGTAGTCTATACATCTGCTAATGGTAGTTTCTCAGCCGGAGACATCGTTAGAAACTCAGTCAATACCGCAACTGGAATCTTAACTTTTGCAAACAGTACTTATCTTAGAATTACTTCGGTCAACGGTGCTTTCTCCGCCACGCAGACCATTATAAATAATTTGAATGTGGGTGCTACTATCTCCAATGCCTATAATGTTCTAGTATTAAGTGACATAGGCGGAAGTGGTCTATTTAGCTCTGGATCTCTAAGTGGAAACGTTACCGGATCAATTACCGGATCAACAGGTAAGTGTAACGTTATTGGTAATATCATCCAGTATCCAGACTTAGTTATAAATACTGGGGAAGTTACTTATCTGGAGAACATCTCTTCTCCGTTCCAACTATCGAACACCTCGAAAGAGACAGTTCAAATCGTTATTAAGTTTTAGAGGAAAATATGGCTCTTCAGACAGACCTATCTCGCAGTCCGTACTTTGACGACTATAATGTAAATAAGAACTTCTACAGAATCTTATATCGTCCAGGCGTAGCTCTTCAGACAAGAGAGCTAAACCAGATGCAGACTATTATGCAGGACCAGATCGATAAGTTCGGTAGGTTCGTGTTCAAAGATGGCTCAGTCACTGAAGGTTGCTCATTTACGTTCGATGACAACTACTCCTACGTTAAGATCAACGATAACTACTCAAACAACTACGCCTTTACAATCACCGACTTCATTGGTAAAACAGTTACCAACGCAAATGGTCTAAAGGCTACCATCGTAAACACGGTTGCAGGTTATCAGTCACAGGATCCAGACCTCAATACTCTCTACATCAAGTATCTCAACACTGTTAACTATCCAAACGGCGCTCCTCAGCCAGTTTTTGCCAACGGTGAGAACTTAGCTATCGCTACCGTAGCCAACGTCGCTGTTGGTAACGTAACTGTGGCGACTGTGACCAACTCTACAGGTATAGGTTATGCCTTCACAACTACTGCTGGTACTATCTTTAAGAAAGGCTTCTTCATTACAGTCGAGCCTCAGACAATTATCATCAGTAAGTACAGCAATTCTCCAGATAATATCTCTGTAGGTTTTGACGCAGTTGAGAACATTGTTACTCCTGAAGCAGACTCAAGCTTATACGACAACGCAGCCGGTTCTCCTAACTACACAGCTCCAGGCGCGCATCGTCTCCAGCTAGTACCTACACTAGTTACGAGAACAACCTCAACACTCGCCAACACAACTAGCTTCTTCTCGCTCTGCGACTTTAAGTTTGGCAAGCCAGTTTCAATCAAGAATACCCCGCAACTCGCAGCTCTCGGCAGTGAACTTGCAAGAAGAACATATGAGACCAACGGCAACTACGTTGTCTATCCATTCGTTCTCTCTACCGAGTCAAAGCCTTCTACCGATGCAAACGTAGCCACATACAATAACTTAGTCTCTTCTCGAGGCCTAGGCTACGTCGAGGGTTATAGAGTCGAGTTCGTTAATAACAACAAAGTAGACCTAAGAAAAGGCACTGACTACGAGACGTTAACCGGTCAAGTAGTGAGCGCTAACTTTGGTAACTACATCTTTGTTAATGACTACTGCGGTGAATTTGATACAGGTGACAGTATCGTAAAGCTCGAGCTACACAGTGTAGCTAAGAATGCTCTATACGGCGGTACGTTCCTCTCAGGCTACTCATCATCTACTAAAATTGGTACAGCATACGCCCGCGGTATGGTCTATGATTCTGGAACTATCGGTTCTTGGACAGGTCAATACAGACTCTATCTCTTCAACATCCAGATGCTTCCGGGATACAACTTCTCTGCGGTTCAAAGCGTCATCTCTTACAACGGAAGCTCTATGCTAGGAGTTGCCGACGTTGTACAGACATACAACGCTCAGTCAAACACATATGTAACTACCCTACAGCAGGGTAAGTACACAAACATGATCTATCCGATTGGTCAGAAAGCGATCAAGGTAGATGGATTCAATAACATCAGCTATGTTTACAGAGCGAGAAGCAACTCATCGTTCGCGAACGTAAGCTCATCTACTGCTACTATGACCTTATCTCTTCCAACACTTCATGGTACCGCCACTGAAGTTATGGACCACACCGGAACACTTACCGGATCTTCGACATATCCATTCTTAGTTATCCCATCATCAGATGGCTTTACCTATGCTAAGAGTGGAACTGTCGCGGTGACGACTACATCTTCTAACGTTGGATCTTCTAACGTTGTTGGTACTTCTACTTCGTTCTTATCTGAGTATATGGTAGGCGACTGGATCTACTTTAACTCGGTAAAGAAAGAGATCTCTTTCATCGCAAACAACACGTTCTTGCAGGTCAGAGTTCCTTACGCGAACACATTCAGCGCTTCTGCCAACGTTCACCAGAAATCTTTCCCAACTGGTGTTCCAATCGACTTCTCAAAGACCAATGGAACTATAACTAGATCTATCACCGCTACTACAACTAGCGCGACTTACACTCTCGGTGAGACAGTCAACGCGGCTTTCCAAGCAGTCGGCTACTACGATGTTCTAAGATCTTCTACCGTTCCGATCCAGAAGAAGATCAACAAGAGCACCTACGTTGTCATCAACTGCGCTAGCGCCGGCACAACCGGTCCATTCTCTCTCGGCTTCCCAGACGTTAATAAGATCAACGCTATCTACATCAATGCCGGTTCATATTCAAACTCAGGTGTGAACTACCTATCATCGTTCAACTTTGACAACGGTCAGCGCGACAGCTACTACGATCTAGCTTCGATCTCAGTTCTCAACTCAGGCCTGCTAACTGCAAATTCTAGAATAGTAGTTGACATGGACGTGTTTACATTTGTAACAACTGCAGGTGTTGGATTCTTCAATGGTAACTCTTATCCAGTAGATGCCAACACTGCAAACACAAGTGCCATTACTATCCAGCAGATTCCACAGTTCACCGCACAGGACGGCTCGGTCTTTGATCTAAGAGACTCGATCGACTTCCGTCCATACGCTACAAATACGGCAACCGCTTCTGCTAACTCGACTAACTGGACAACAACTGCTACCGCAAACCCAGCTAGCACGCTAACTTTCTCTGCTCCCTATGGTGAGACATATCTCCCATCGCCAGACAGCAACATGCAGACAGATGTCCAACACTATCTCGGTCGTATCGATAAAGCAATTATCAGAACAGATGGAACTCTAGCAGTTCTAGAAGGTACGGCTTCTAACTTCCCAATTCCTCCGGCCGATCAGTCTGGAGCTATGACACTCGGTCTAGTTACAGTTCCTCCGTATCCCTCATTGTCTACTCCGGATGCTAAGACATATAACAGATACGACTATGCTGTGACTAATAGTATAACTCAGAACAAGCGTTATACTATGAAGGACATCAACGTCCTCTCTAATAAGATCGACAATCTCGAGTACTATACATCGCTTTCTCTTCTTGAGACAAGCGCCAAAGATACTCTTGTTCGCTCAGGTACGACCGGTCAGAATAGATTCCAGAATGGTATCTTGGTCGACTCATTTGCTGGCCACGACATCGGCAATACTATCGATCCAAACTACAATATCGCGATCGATCAAGCAAAGACTGAACTTCGTCCTCAGTTTAACTACTTCAATAGACCTATGAAGTTCAACTCAGCGCAGAGCACCAATGTCGTAAAGAAAGGCAATATGGTTCTCTTGAGCTACAATGAAGCTGCTTACATAAAGCAGGGCTATGCTACTAAGTACAGAAACTGCATCGATGGAAACATCTATACTTGGAAAGGTGATATTACCTTTGATCCTCCAGGTAGCACTATGCCAGACCTCAACAAAAGTCCAGATGTTGTTACCAATATAGATCTAGCTTCTAACTGGGTTAACCTAGGTGCTTCTGCTTTTGGCAGTCAGTGGGGTGCTTGGAACACTACCAGTAAGACTTCTACAAGCTTAGGCGCTGCATCTACGAGCTCGGTCACAGATGCTTATGGCAACATCATCAATACCACTCAGCAGCAGCAGACAACTACTACAACGGTAAATAACCAGAGACAGGGTCAGCAGCTCAATGTATCAACATCTACTAACCAGTACAATCTCGGCGAGAATGTAACTGACGTCTCTATCTTGCCTTATGTAAAGTCTATCAACGTCAGAGTAACATGCCACGGCTTAAAGCCTAATACTCGCGTGTACATCTTCATGAATAACCAAGACGTAAATGCTTGGTTCCAGCAGATGGACTCAACATACGCTACGCTCTATAAATTATATGGCGGCACTCAGATCGCAACCAGCGCTTCTACAATTCCTGGCTATCAAAAGACCGGATTCTATACTGACTCTACCGGTTCTATCTATGGAATGTTTACTATTCCACCAAATACATTTAAAGCGACCACGCTTGAGATGAAGATCGTAGATGTGCCAAATCTTGTTACCGGATCAAACGCAATTAGCACTCAAGGTGACGGTACATTCTATGCTTCTAACATCTCAGTGACTAAGGGTGCGACTATCCTTAATGCCACAGAAGCGACTCTGTCAGTTAAAGAAGTCACTCAGCAGACAACCACGACTACTTCATCTACACAGAACATACAGTCGGTTACAGTTATTCCTGGACCTACACCACCTTCTGATCCAGATCCGGCGGGAAATGCTGGCGGTGGATGCTGCTTTGATCCAGAAGCAAAAGTTCTAATGGCTGATGGATCTTGGAAGAGAATTGCTGACGTGGTAGTCGGTGATAAAGTTACCAGCTCAACTGGATCTGTAAATACGGTTGTAGGAACTAAGACAACTACCGTTCAAGACAGATTGATGGTTAAGTT